GAATGATGCTATTCACGTTGTAGTTGTTGATGATCTTGGAACTATTACTGGCAATCAAGGAACTCTTCTTGAGAAGCACGTTGGTCTATCCAAAGCACTAGATTCAGTTTCAGCGGTCAATTCCCCGCAAAAGATTTGGTATGAGCAATATCTTGCAGATTTCTCATCTCAAGTTTATGCTGGTGGAAATCCTTCAAGTGCAGCGGATTCTTACTGGGGAACAGCACCAAGAGCAACTGGATTTACAACGTATTCTGGTGTTGCTTCTGCTTCATTCACCCCAGTTTCTACTGCAAATGGTCTTTGGGGATCATCTGCACAAGATATAACATTTAGTGCAATTGGAAACAAAACATATACCTTAACCGGTGGTGTTGATTATTCCTCTGCTGGCGGGATGAAACCAACTCTTGCAGATTTGATCACATCTTACGATAAGTTCTCCAACAAAGATGAAGTTCAAGTTGATTATCTGATTATGGGTCCTGGATTGGATTCTGTATCACAGTCTCAAGCAAAGGCAGGTTATTTAATCTCACTTGCAGAACAAAGAAAAGACTGTATTGCCGTGATTGGACCACATAGATCTGATTTAGTTGGACAAACTAATACAACAACTCAGACAACAAATCTTATTAAGTTCTTTAGTGGAGTCAATAGTTCTTTACCATCTTCATCTTATGCGGTATTTGATAGTGGATATAAGTACACTTATGATAGATTTAATAATAAGTTCGTATATATTCCTTGTAACGCTGATGTTGCAGGTCTAATGTGTCGCACTAACATTGTTGCATATCCTTGGTTCTCTCCTGCTGGACAGCAAAGAGGAATTATTAACAATGCTATCAAACTTGCTTATAATCCAAGTAAGGCACAAAGAGATCAACTCTATCCACAAAGAATTAATGCTATCGTAACTCAACCTGGAATTGGAACTCTTCTCTTTGGTGATAAGACTGCTCTCGGATATGCTTCGGCATTCGATAGAATCAATGTTCGCCGCTTGTTCCTCACTATTGAGCAAGCACTTCAAAGAGCTGCTCAAGCACAACTGTTTGAACTGAACGACGAACTAACCAGAGCAAACTTTAAGAATATTGTTGAACCTTATCTCCGTGATGTTCAAGCAAAGAGAGGTTTGTATGGATTCTTCGTTGTTTGTGATACCACAAATAATACACCAGATGTTATTGATAACAATGAATTTAGAGCGGATATTTTCTTAAAACCAGCAAAATCTATTAATTATGTAACTCTTACTTTTGTTGCAACTCGTACTGGAGTAAGTTTTGAAGAGGTTGCAGGTACTGTTTGATATTATTATTCAACAAATAACTCAAGGAGGTAACAATCGTGGCAAGACTTAAAACAATCTCTGATTTCAAAAGTGCTCTAACTGGTGGCGGTGCTCGTCCAAATTTATTCGAAGTTGAATTAACAACTTTTCCAACAGGAATTAGTTGGGACGCAGATAAATTTAAGTATCTATGTAAAGCAGCTGCTTTACCCGGTTCAAATGTTGCAAGTATAGATGTTCCATTCAGAGGAAGATCATTTAAAGTTGCTGGAGATAGAACAATTGATGCTTGGACTGTAACTATTATTAATGATGAAGATTTCAAATTGAGAAGAGCCTTTGAATCTTGGACAGAACTAATTGCAAAACTTGATAATAATTTGGGTGCCACAAACCCTAGTGCTTATATGAGCAATGCAACTGTTTATCAACTTGGAAGAGGTTCTACCCTGAATAGCACTACCAATTCAGGTTCAGATAGTTCTATTTTAGCAGCATATCAATTTATTGATATTTTCCCAACCAGCGTATCTCCAATTGATTTATCTTATGATAGTGGAGATACTATTGAAGAATTTACTGTAGAGTTCCAAGTTCAATCTTACGAGATTATAAGTTCAGCTACAGCATCTAAAGTCTGATAAATAGACCAAAGGCATAAAAAAATAAATTATGGCAAGATTGTTTGGATTTTCTATTGAAGATAACGAACCATTATCTCAAGGTGTAGTTAGTCCTGTCCCCGAAAATAATGAGGATGGGACTGACCACTACTTGAGTAGTGGTTTTTTTGGTTCTTATGTAGATATTGAAGGAGTATATAGAACAGAATTTGATTTAATTAAAAGATATCGTGAAATGGCACTTCACCCAGAGTGTGATAGTGCAATTGAAGATATTGTAAATGAAGCAATTGTATCAGATACGAATGATACTCCAATAGAAATTGAACTTTCAAATCTAAATGCTAGTGATGGTATTAAAAAGAAAATTAGGCAAGAATTTAAATATATTCTTTCACTATTAGATTTTGATAAAAAGTCTCACGAAATTTATAGAAATTGGTATATTGATGGAAGACTTTATTACCACAAAGTTATTGATTTAAAAAATCCACACGATGGGATTCAAGAACTGCGTTACATAGACCCAATGAAAATGAGGTATGTAAGGCAGCAGAAAAAAAGCGAAAAAGATAAGTATAGAGTATCTAATATTAATAGCGATAATCCTATGGATTTTGAGTTTCCTCAAATAGAGGAATATTTTGTCTATAGTCCAAAATCAACATATCCTACAGGAAATCCTTCTTCTATGGGAGGATCTCAAGGGATTAAAATGTCTAAAGATTCAATTACTTATTGCACTTCTGGTCTTGTAGATAGAAACAAAGGATCAACTCTTTCCTATTTACATAAAGCAATTAAGTCTCTTAATCAATTGAGAATGATTGAAGACTCATTAGTAATTTATCGTTTATCTCGTGCTCCGGAGCGTAGAATTTTCTATATCGATGTAGGTAATCTACCAAAGGTTAAGGCAGAACAGTATCTTCGTGATGTTATGATGAGATACCGTAATAAACTTGTATATGATGCAAATACAGGAGAAATTCGTGATGATAAAAAATTTATGTCTATGTTGGAAGACTTTTGGCTTCCAAGAAGAGAAGGTGGTAGAGGAACTGAAATTTCTACCTTGCCCGGTGGGCAGAATCTTGGAGAAATAACTGATATAGAATACTTTAAGAAAAAACTATATCGTTCTTTAAATGTTCCACCATCAAGAATGGATGGAGAAGGAGGATTCAATCTTGGACGTTCTTCAGAAATTCTTAGAGATGAAGTTAAATTCAGTAAATTTGTTTCTCGTTTGAGAAAGAGATTTTCATATATGTTCCACGATATGCTTAGAACTCAATTGATTCTTAAGAATATTATTACCCCAGAAGATTGGGATATTATGGAAGAGCATATTCAATATGATTTTCTATATGATAATCATTTTGCAGAACTTAAAGATGCGGAACTTCTTAATGAAAGACTGAATATGGTTCAAGTTGCAGAACCATATGTAGGTAGATATTTTTCTCAAGATTACTTAAGAAGAAAAATCTTGCGTCAAACTGATGAAGAAATTGTAGAACAAGATAAAATTATGAAGAAAGAAATTGAAGATGGAATAATTCCAGATCCAAATCAACCAATAGATCCAAATACTGGTATGCCTTTAGACCAAACATCACAAATGGATTTGGGACAACCCGTTATGGAACCAGAACTCAATGCTTCTTCTACCGAAATAAATGCAAAGCCAGTAGAAATGCCTAAGGGTGGAGAGATATAAATAGAGAAAATTACTTAGGTATTAAAATGGATGACCTTCTTGATATGATTGTTGCAGATGAATCACCTTCACAAATCAGCGACAAAATTAAAGAACTTCTTTTTACAAAATCAGCAGAAAAAATTGACGAATTTCGCCCAATTATAGCAAATTCAATGTTTAATGGAGATAATGAAGAAACAGGGGAAGAATGAAATCATTCAAACAATTTCTTTCAGAAAGTATAAGTATTGCTGGAGATTTTAACGGCAATCTTTATATTAATAATTCTGAACCTCAAGTACAACAAGTTGGTGAAGAATATATTGCTGATGTAATGTGGAATGGAAACTTTTATAGACTTGAACTAGTCACAAAAACTGGAATTCCATCTACAAGAGACCTTGGTGAGCAATTGCAATCCGATTATCCCGGAGCAGTTGTTCATCAGATTTATCCAGTTGCAGAAAAAAATTTAAACATCAAAAACGCACAAAGATATCACCCATCAAAGTTAGAATGGATTGATTGATAAATGGCCCAATGGAATATAACTACTCAGGATTATTTAAATCAGGAAAGATCATTATTTGAAGTCAATAATATTGCAACTAGAGACGGAAAAATTGTTGATAATATCAATAGATTTCCCGTAAGTGTAAATCCAGATGCTTTTGGTAGAACAAGAGTATCAAATCCACTTACTCTATTTGATAGTTCCCACAGATATAGGGACAATAATCTTTGGGAGAGTTTAATCGTAGGAACTGGTTCTACTGTTGGATTTGCAACTACTCAAGGATTAGTAAATATTGGTATTGGAACTACAAGTGGCGATTCAGTTATTAGAGAAACTACAAAAACATTCTCATACCAACCAGGAAAATCTTTACTTGTTTTAAATACCTTTGTTCCTGCTACACCAAAAACAAACTTAAGACAGAGGGTCGGTTATTTTGGTGCTGATAATGGAATGTATTTTGAAATTAATGATACAACACCTTATTTTGTAGAAAGAAGTTTATCTACTGGAACTTCAACTTCAGTTGCACAATCTGATTGGAATATTGATAAATTAGATGGAACTGGAGTTTCTGGTATTACATTAGATATTACCAAAGCACAAATTCTTTGGATGGATATTGAGTGGTTAGGTCTTGGTACAGTCAGAATGGGATTTGTGATTGATGGGAAGTTCATTCACGCACATTCATTCCATCACGCAAATCTAATTCAATCAACTTATATTACAACAGCATCACTTCCTTTGAGATATGAGATTGCTAATACCGGAATTACAACTAGTTCTAGCACACTCAAGCAAGTTTGTTCTTCTGTGATTTCCGAAGGTGGTTATGAACTTCGTGGATTACAACAAGCGGTTCAAACACCAATTACAGCACCAGTAGATTTACCAACTCCTGCAGGCACTTATTACCCTGTTCTTTCTATTCGCCTCAAATCTTCTCCAAATAGATTAGATGCGATTGTAATTCTGACTGCACTATCAATAATGGGGACTGGAAATGGACCACAATATAATTGGCAGATGAGAGCATCAGCAACTACTACTGGCGGAACTTGGGTAGATGCTGGTATTGATAGTGCTGTGGAATATAAGATTGATGGAGGATCTGTAAGTGGTGGAAGAATTCTAGCATCTGGGTTCTTCTCATCAAATAATCAATCTTCTGCATCAGTAGATATTCTGAAAGAAGCACTATTTAAGTTTCAGTTAGAAAGAAATGGACTGACTGGAACTCCTTATGAATTAACACTTGTATGTTCATCTAATACTGCTGGTGCTGATGTTTTTGCTTCCCTGGACTGGGAAGAAATTAGTAGGTAATTTGCAATTTATAAATAACTAAAAGTGTTGTATTTAAAATAATGGCTCATAGACCAGTTGGGGCAGGTTCCTCATTTACATTTACTGCAGGTGCTGCAACAACTTCATCTGCCTTTTCAGTGCAATCTAGTGTTTTGAGAGTAGTTGCAGTTGGTGGTGCTGCCCACGTTGCAATTGGAGTTAATCCTACTGCAACGAATACTGATTACTATGTTCCTGCAGGCGATACTGTAACTTTAGGTTTAACTAAAGCATCAAATAGAGTTGTTGGAATAACAACAGGAACAACAACTATTGTTACTGTTCCAGAGGGAACTCAAGTTCCATTTGGAGTTGGTGATTATGTAACTCTAACTGCATCAGGGCAGTCATATTACAACTTTACAAATCAGCAAGTTTTATCAGTTGATACTTCTGCAGGTGTTAATGGATATTATCAAACAAGAATGACTGTGAATTATAATTCAAGTGGAATTGTAACCGCATTTTCCTCAGCAGATGCTTCAGTGATTATTTCTAATAAGATTTCCGCTTATGGAGTCGGTTCAGGAACAATTTATTTCCAACAAGTACAAATCACAGGACAAGCATAATGAAACTCATCACAGAAGAAATAGAAAAGGTAGAGGTTATTACTGAAGGAAAAGGTAGTAATCAAAAACTCTATATTCAGGGTCCTTTTTTACAAGCAGAATGCGTTAATCGTAATGGACGTATGTATCCTATGTCTATTATGGAGCGTGAAGTAAAAAGATATACTGAGCAATATGTAAATAAAGGACGTGCTCTTGGAGAATTGGGACATCCAGATGGT